GATATGATCTTCATTCAGAATCCTGCTAAGACTAAGGTCATTGAACTGGATCCTGATGAAGAGAACAAGAACCAGAAGGTTGCTATGGCATTCATCCGCTGGATGAACTTCTCTGATGAAGACTTCTATGTGTTGGATGAATCCTCTGTTACCACCATTGCTCCTATGTCAAAGGAAGCAGTGATGATGTATAAGCGTTGGGTCAGAAAAGAGATCTTGAAGGAAGAAGACACTGAGACCGAAGTTCCAATAAACAAGAGTATGGGTCTGGTGTCTAAGGTTGATGAAGCAAGGACGTTCTTAGAGAAGATTTTTAATAGTGGATCTCACTACCACTAAGTAATAACTTAAAGGTACTCTGTCTCTGAACCCTGACTGTGTTACTATAATTATAATTATTCTTCTTGTCAAGCTGTCACCTCGTCACTTGACTTTTTCGTCAACATTCGATAACATTATGACATCCGTGAAGGACCACTATGACTATTTCTATGCCAGCACGGAAGAACGCCAAAAAGAAAGAACACTATGTCGATAACAAACAGTTCCTCCATGAACTGATTATCTATCGTAATAAGTGTGCTCAGGCAGCAGAGAAGGGAGAACCCAAACCTCGTGTGTCCAACTATATTGGCGAATGCTTCCTTAAAATTGCAACACACCTCTCCTATCGTCCCAACTTCATCAACTACATGTACCGCGAGGACATGATTGGTGATGGGATCGAGAACTGTATTCAGTACATCCATAACTTCGACCCAGAGAAATCCTCCAACCCGTTTGCATACTTCACGCAGATCGTGTACTATGCATACCTGCGTAGGATTGCCAAAGAGAAGCGACAGCAGTCGATTAGAGAGAAGATCCTAGAACGTAAGGGATGGGAGGAAGTCATGCATAGTGACGACCTTGACAACACGGCAGACATGAACTACATTAAGGCACGAGTGGAATCCAACACGAGGTACTAATGGCACACATGTCAGACAACTACATGGAGAACTACTGGCGCGGCGGTACTACCGAAGAACGCACCAGAACCCTGATCGCAGAACTGACCAGTATCCTGGGTGGTGTATGTTACACCCAGACCTGTGTCACCAGTGCAGGTAAAGAGTACAAGAAACTTGTGATTGAGTATGAAGATACTTCTAATAACTGACCAGCATTTCGGTGCTCGAAACGACAGTCAGGCATATGTTAACAAGTATCAAAAGTTCTATTCTCAAACCGTACTCCCTTACATAGATAAGCATAAGATCACTAACGTGATCGCTTTGGGAGATACGTTCGACAGAAGGAAAGGCATCAACTACAACTCGCTGGAAGCAGCGAAGAAAATGTGGTTCGATCCTTTACGCGAGCGTGATGTTAAAATGCACATGCTCGTGGGGAACCATGACATCTACTACAAGAATACTCTCAGAATTAATAGTCCCCAACTTTTGCTCGGGGATTACGACAACATCACTGTCGTGGATAATCCTAGGGAACTATCTATTGGTGGTACTAGTATACTTCTTCTGCCTTGGATATGTGATGACAATAGAGGAAGATCACTGGACGCGATTGAGAGCAGTGATTCACCTATCTGTCTTGGCCATCTTGAACTTAATTCTTTTGAACCTATTCCTGGATACACCATGGAACATGGGGACGATCCCAGTCTGTTCTCCAAGTTTGATCTAGTGTGTAGTGGTCATTTCCACCACAGATCTAAGAAAGGTAACGTGGTTTATTTGGGTAATCCGTACCAAATGTTCTGGAATGATTACGGTTGCGATCGTGGGTTCAACGTACTAAATACTGATACCAAGAAACTCACGTTTGTAAAGAATCCTAACAGTATGTTCCACAAGATCTACTATCGGGATTCCGAAACTGCCACCATTGATTATAAAAATCTTGAAGGTAGTTACGTCAAACTCATTGTCGAGAAAAAACAGGACCAAGTTCTGTTTGACAAGACCCTCAAAAAAATCAATGACTCAGGTATTGTAGACTTGAAGATCATCGAAGATACATTCGTGCATCTCGATGACGTTGATGAGGATCTGGAACAAGAGGACACACTGAGCATTCTTCACAACTGTGTCAAAGAGATCGACAATAAGGAGGAAGTATTTGGTATACTCAAATCCTTGTATGTAGAGGCACTAAGACTATAATGTACGTTCTAGTTGACAAGAAATCAGGTGGCGTGTATGCTGTTCGGGATGACACTATCGATGAAAGGGTAGTTCAAATCTTTGAACAAGAAGATGATGCCGAGCGGTATCACGGTTACCTGATGGCGGACGACTACAAACGTGCGTTAGAAGTAATGGAAGTCGAAGAAGAGATTGTCAAAGAGAACTGTACTCAGTATGGTTACAACTACACTGTCATCACACCAAACGACATAGTATTCCCTCCACGAGATACAGATTAGCATGATTACATTTGAGAGAATCCGCTGGAAGAACTTCCTGTCCACTGGTCAGCAGTTCACCGAAGTAGATCTCACAGAGTCACCCACTACATTGATCGTAGGAAATAACGGCGCGGGCAAGAGTACCATTCTTGACGCGCTTTGTTTTGTCTTGTTCAACAAACCGTTTCGCAAGATCAACAAACCTCAACTGATCAATAGTGTTAACGAACGTGAACTTCTCGTAGAGGTTGAATTCAAAATCGGCACTGTCGATTATAAAATAGTCCGTGGTATCAAACCCAGCGTGTTTGAGATCTACCGTAATCATGAACTGGTTGATCAGGACGCTGCTAACAAGGACTATCAAAAACACCTTGAACAAAGCATTCTCAAACTTAACTTCAAGTCTTTCACTCAGGTTGTTATTCTCGGGAGTAGCACTTTTGTGCCTTTCATGCAACTGCCTGCTGCTCATCGAAGAGAAGTTATCGAAGACCTCCTTGACATCCAAATCTTCTCACAGATGAATGGTATCCTCAAAGAGAGGATCAAGGATGCAAAGGATGAGCAACGCCAGTGTGAGTACGAACTAGAACTTGCACAGCAGAAGGTTGACATGCAGGCTCGTAATATCCAGAACCTGGAAGAAGTTGATGCCAAGCACGTAGAAGACAAGCAAGAACGCTTTGTCAAGAATGAAAATCGTGTGATGGAGATCGGTGAGAAGATCAAACTCATCGAGAAGGATGTAAATGCTATGGAACCAGAGATCCTGCAACTGGATGTCATGGTCGAGAAGCATGAGAAGTTCAAGGACATGAAGTCTAAACTGCATCACAAGTACGAGATCTCTAAGAAAGACTACGACTTCTTTGTAGAGAACAAAACCTGTCCTGTATGCACACAAAACATCGACAAAGACTTCCGTGCCGATAAGCAAGCAGAACTCAATCAGAAATGTGTTGAACTGCATGATGCACAGTCCAAGATTCTTGGTAGCATCACCACATTCTCCAAGCAAGTCAAAGAACTTCGCGACAAAGCATCCAAGATCAACAACATGAGGTATGAGATTCAGTCTCTTACCAAAGAACAACTGCGTCTTCTCAAAGAGAACACACAGATCATGACTGATGTTGGTAGTGACTCTGCTTCTTTGGAGAAAGAAAAGCAAGAACTGGTTGAGATGCAAGGACTACTTGACAACAAGCAGAAATCATGCTCTAATATAAACAAGCAGACGGATCATCTCAAAGTTGTTGCTGGTCTGCTCAAAGACGGCGGGATCAAGACGAAGATTATTTCTAAGTTCATTCCCGTTATCAACCAGCGCATCAATAAATATCTTCAAAGCATGGATTTCTACGTGAACTTCACGCTTGATGATAACTTTAACGAGAAGATCCTTTCTCGTTTCAGAGACGACTTCTCTTACGCATCGTTCTCTGAGGGTGAGAAACAAAAGATCGACCTGGCACTGCTGTTTACTTGGCGAGAAGTCGCCAAACTCAAAAACAGTGTGTCAACCAACCTTCTTCTACTTGATGAAGTGTTTGACTCGTCGCTCGATCAGTCTGCTACTGACGAACTGATGAGGATATTGAAGGGTCTGGGGGAAAAGACCAATCTCTTTGTGATCTCACATAAGGGTGACGTACTCTACGATAAGTTTGAGCGTATCGTAGAGTTTTCCAAAGACGGAGACTTTTCCACCATGGCATCTATCCAAGGATGAAACACATACTCTTCACACTCAAAGGTTGTCCACTCTATAAACTGGATGACGAATCAGATATAAGAAACTGTCTGGTTAATGCTGCGGTGATGTCACAAGCAACCTTGCTAGATATCACCAGTCACAAGTTCTCCCCACTAGGAGTTACTGCTGTTGCTCTCTTAGCAGAGTCACATATCAGCATTCATACATGGCCAGAGAAAAACATGGCAGTCTGTGATGTGTTTACTTGCGGGAACCACACGATGCCTGACTCGGCAGTCAGATATATGTATGACTATCTTGAAGCAACTGACATGGTTGCTTCCCAGTTCATAAGACCACTGGATGAGGACCCACACGGGACACCTGAATAACCGTCACAGACCCTGTGGGAGATCTCCCATGGGGTCTTATACTGTATCCATACAGACGAGACCCGATGTACAACACCCAAGAAATCAAAGGCAACCTCGCACGACTGCTTGCTACCGAGAACCTGCTGGTGCAGCACAAGCAAGTCTCCACTGCTTCCTTCGATGTCGAGAAGCGTGTCCTGACTCTCCCTCTGTGGGAACGTGCAAGCAACATCGTATACACCATGCTGGTCGGTCATGAGGTCGGTCATGCACTGTTCACTCCTAACGATGACACCCTTGACAATCCTCCTTGCCCTAAGGCATACATCAATGTGACTGAGGATGCTCGCATTGAGAAACTGATGAAGCGTAAGTACCCTGGTCTGACCAAGGACTTCTATGGTGGTTATCAGCAACTCAATGATCAGGATTTCTTCTGCATCCAGGACGAAGACCTGAGCAAGATGACTCTCATCGATCGAGTCAACCTGCACTACAAGATCGGTGCCTATGCAATGCTGCCTTTCGATGCCTCTGAGACCCCTTTGCGTGACGCTGTGGGCGCTGCTGAGACGTTTGAAGAAGCGATTGCCGCCGCCGTTGCTATTTACGAGTATGCCAAGGAGCAGCGAGAGAAGCAGAAGTCTGTCACCCCGTCACCTCAGGGTAACAAACAATCTTCTGGCATGACTCACGAAGAGATGCTTGACAAAGCACAGGAACGTGAGCAACAGAACGAAGCATCTGGTGAAGGTGAAGAACCTCGCCCCTGGTTTACCGACAGTGACCCTGAGGAAGACCAACGTGCTGATCGTGACTACGACAAAGATGACGCTGATCTGGAAACTCCGTCCTTCGATTACTCTGAACCTGACATTGACAACGTTGCAACTCAGGACAACTTTGATACCAAGGCACAGTCTCTGATCAACAAGGGTGCAACTCCTCCCACTTATGTCTCTTTCCCTAAGTTTGACATGAGTAAGATCATCACTCCTAACGCTGCCCTGTGGGATGCAGCAGAAGTGTGGTGGGATGAATACTACTCTGACCATGAGGATCCTTTTGCTGGTGTTGATGCTGAGTTCCGAGAGTTCTGCAACAACACTGCTAAGGATGTGAACTATCTGGTCAAGGAGTTTGAGTGCAAGAAGTCTGCTTCTGCCTATGCACGGTCCACAACCTCCCGTACTGGTGTTCTTGACCTCGGCAAACTGCACACCTACAAGTTCAACGATGACATCTTCCAGAAGGTGACTCGTACTCCTGATGGTAAGAACCACGGTCTGATTTTCCTGCTTGACTGGTCTGGTTCTATGGCACAGGATATTTTTGAGACTGTCTGTCAGGTCATCAACCTTGCTCAGTTCTGCAAGAAAGTTGGTATTCCCTTCGATGTGTACTCTTTCGTCACTGATCACCAGCAAAACCGCTTCTTCGGTCTCGATACTGATGCTGAGTGGAAGGATCTTCCTGACCCTCAGACTCGTAACGACGGTGAGTTCTGGTTGGACAAGCGTTTCAAACTTGTAAACCTCCTGTCTAGTGAAGGTAACAACAAGAACTTCAAGCGTCAGTGCAACTATCTGTATCGTGTTGCTAACTACTGGCGTCCTCAGTCTTTCTACAAGTTCCGTCCTGCTCCTCCTCACTTCCTGGGTCTGGGTGGCACTCCTCTGAACGATGCTCTCGTGGTTATGCGTCAGTATCTCGGTGAGTGGCAGCGTAAACAGGGTGTTGAGAAGACTCACCTGCTGGTCCTGACTGACGGTGAGTCCCAGTGCCTTGGATACACCAGGTCTCCTGAGGATTCTCCTTACTTTGATCGTCCTTACGTCTCTACACTGCCCTACAACACGGTTGTTCGTGACAGTGGTCGCTACCACACTGGCATCGAGAACGCTAACTCTTCTGCCACTGCTGGTCTGTTGAAGATCCTTCGTGCTGCATACCCTCAGTGCAGTGTTCTTGGGTTCCGTATCTGTCAGAATCGCTCTATGGTCCACTATCTGCATGTCCTGGGTATCTGGGACACTGATAAATACTCCAAAGATTTTTCCAAGAACAAGTCTACGATCGTCTACAACAGTCCTTACACTGAACTGTATGTCTTGAAGTCCAATTCGTACAGTTCTGACACTGATATGGAGGTTGCTGATGACGCAACCAAGACCCAGATCAAGTCAGCGTTCAGGAAGTCCTTGAAGTCCAAGTCTGTCAATCGAAGGATGCTCTCATCGTTCGCAGGACAGA